TCCAAGTAGTAATCTCATTTGAGCTTCTAGCCTGGCATTTGATTCCATCAGCTGATTGAGCTTGGTATTAATATCATTCAACTGACTGTCTACCTGAACAGACTTTGTTTCAAGCGTTGCAATCTGCTGTTTCATTCGGCCAAGCTCTTCTGACTTTTGGGCCTTGTCTTTGGTGGTCGAGAACCAAAAAGCAGCTAAGGCCAAAAGTGTTCCTATGTCGATTGGATTCATGCTGTCCATAATTACTTCCTTATGATGAAGAGTGTTGTTGCTGAAGCTGACACAATAGCAAGACCACCGGCAACATATAGAAGTATTTTATTATATCTTTCCGCTTCGCTCAATGCTGTTTCAGTTTGCTTTAAACGATGCTCATAAGCTTGGATCAATTCAACTTGACTCGACTCACGATTGATCGCGATGTCTAGCTGAGTCTTCATTCCATGCATACACTCTTTGACAGATTCTTCAATGGCCCATTGGCAAAGATCCGTTGAGCTTTCAAGCGCTCCCTTGAGTCTCACAAAGTCATAAACTGACAAGGCCATCTTGATCGTTTTGATCTCATCACCAGGCTTCAGCTTCTCACCTTGAATGATCGGAATACCTTTTCCAAGCCAAATGCTTGTTGGTGGTATATCACTTAACGGAGCGATTGGAGTGAGGAAGACAATTAAAGATAAAAAAAAACTCATTGCTTAATCCTCGCAAGTGATTGCTTTGAAGTTCTCAAGCGCTTTTCTTGTCTGATCATCACAGACTTTTTGGCAATCAATCACAGCATCGCCAACTTTGGTGATCTTGCATTCAGTTAGCTTTTGATTCAGCTTCAGCGCTTTCTCTGTCGCTTCATTCTCCTTGACAATGTAGTCAGCACAAACGACCGCTGGATCTTGATGGCCGAACATATAGCCAACGACCAAAGCCAAGACTATACAAGCGCAAGCAATGACATAGGGAATTGAGTCCCGGTTTGTTAATAGTTGTTCAATCATCTTAAATGCACCATTACCAAGTCGTCAGCGTTTCGAGTTGCTTGACCTCTTGCGATCGGTGCAATGATTCCACAGCCATCAGCAGTGTTATCAACAAACACTTTACCATTACTCACATTGAGTTCACCGCCTTGATCAGGAATAGCTTGGCTTGCTAAAGCATAAGTCACTCCTGCAAAGACTACTTGCGCCCACCAAGTTTGATCCTCTTCTGATTGTTGTGGGGATTGATTAATTACTCCGATTAAATCACTGTGATTTGTCGCTGTTGTCCATTGTGCGTTGTCAGTGTCATATTGAACAACTGTTCCAACAGCAAGATCTCCACTTAATTTAACTACACAAAACATTTTTTTCTCCTTATTCTATAATTTTGGCTGTGATTGATTGTATTGAAGCAATAGCTCCGCTTGTAATTGCAATGCTTCCGCTAGTCTTATTGATAAATCTTATTGAAACAGTTTGATCACTGCCAGAGCCTGTAAAAATTCCATAAGCAACACTGCTATATTGAGTTAAGCATTTAGCCAATGGGCCGAGTGGAGTAGTTGTATTTAAAGCATTAGAAGGATTTCCTAGTCTCCATTGAAAGTCATAATCAATAGTAGGACTCATATGTATAGCTGCAATCACTGCTTTTAAAATTACAGTTTTCCCACTAAAAGCAGAGCCAGAAAAAGTATATCCCATTACCCATGAAGATGAACCAATCGGCACATATGAGCCTGAGCTATTTATAAAAGTGATTGAGTCTTGAAGATTATACTCTCCGCCAGCATATCGAGAGATATAATTATCTCCTACATCATAACGATAAGCAGTATTACCTGCATGAGAATCCTCATTAAAGTTTAAATGCCCACTATAAGCTTTTAAACAGCTATTAGAGCCCCACCCTGTAGCAGTTTTTCTCAATACACAATTAACAGCAGAGCGCCCTGCATCTAATAAATTAGTAGAATCAATAGATATATTATTACTTGAATCAGGAGCTGTTGAGTTTACTTTTAAAGTTTTATAACTCATTAGTTATTCCCCTAACTTAATTTTTCTATATAAATTAGATTGTGTTGACTGGGTGTTGAGCTTTGTGCTGTGCCAGTGTCAACATTGCTCAAAGCATCTATTTTAAAAGTAATAGCTGTTGAGCTTGCAAGCTGTATGATTCCCATTGCTATATCAGAGCTACCAGAATATAAGCTTCGACTTTCTCCAACTACACCACTAGGAGTAAGTTTTGTAGAACCATTATAAGCTGAGTAAGTGCAGTAACCCGTGGCTGAAAACTCAAAAAGAGTTTTAGCATTTATAAAGTAATCACCTGCAGGCAAAGTGATTGAGCTTATCCAACTGCTAGAGCTTGTGATTGTCGCGCCTGTGATTGTATTAACAGGGCTTGAATCATAGAAATAGATTTGATCTAAAGCACTAAATGAGCCTGTACCATGTGGTGAATTAGAGTAATTATCACTCTCTCCTTGGCCTATAAATATATGCCCTACACCTGTGGTTAATGATGCATTAGCAGTGGGCTCCCAAAAAGTACCATTCCATTTTAAATAATCATCTGTTGCAGGTGTGCCTGTAATCTCATCTGTGCTGACAAAGGGCACAGTTATACTGCCATTTACATCAGGCTGTTGCCCTGCAACAGTTATCTTATTATGACTCATCTTATACAATCTCCCATGCTGCCGGAGTGTTTCCGGTTGCGATCAATGTTATTGAGCTATATTGAGTATCAAGATCAATGGTTGTTTGGCCATCAATGGTCTCGCTTGCATTGCCATCAACAGTGATCGTTCCTGTTCCCATGTTCTTGATTCTGATCTCTTTGCCAGCATCACCCGAAGCGCTAGCTGGTAGAGTCACAGTGAATGTTCCTGTGCATGAATAATGATAGTCATATTGTGCATTAGCAGGATCCGCAGTGATTGCGCTGTAAGTATAACCACCACCACCACCACCGGCTGAAGCTTCCGCGCCCCAAGATGTCGTTGCGTGATCATAAGTTAGAACATAATTGTCAATTCCTGCGCCTGCTGTGAATGATACATCACTCAGATCATTAAGACTCTCGCTTGTGATGTTTGAGATAAATGCGCTTGTTGTGTTGTTCATCGCTGACAAATCGAGAGAACTGATATTGCTTGGAACTAGCGCCTTGTCTGTCGCTGTGCCTGCTGTCGCTTCCGCGTTCGTTGCGATCTCAATTACTCCGGCCACTGTCTCACTTGCTGCGCTTGCTGTCGGTGCAGCTTCCGCGCCCCAAGAGCTTGTTGTGTTGTCGTAAGTCAGAACATAGTTATCAATTCCGGCTCCGGCTGTGAAGCTTACATCACTAAGATCATTCAAGCTCTCGCTTGTAATATCACTAATGAAAGCGCTTGTGGTGTTGTCCATTGCTGACAAATCGAGTGATGAGATATTGCTTGGAACTAGCGCCTTGTCGGTCGCTGTGCCTGCTCCGGCTTCCGCGTTGGTCGCAATCTCGATGATGCCTGCTGTTGTTTCACTTGCTGCGCTTGCGCTTGGTACTGCTTCCGCTCCCCAACTTGTCGTTGAGTTGTCGTAGGTCAGAACATAATTATCAATCCCAGCGCCGGCTGTGAATGATACATCACTCAGATCGTTTAAGCTTTCACCTGTGATGTCTGCCAACAACGTTCCAAGCTTGGTGTCAACTCCGCTGAAGTGACCATCAACATTGTTGTTTGATGCTGTATAATTGACAGCAGTGTGATCAGCTAAGATGTCGTTTCCACTCACCACAACAGCACCGGTTTGAGTGTTCACGCTTGTCACAGGAGCGCTTGGTACTACTTCAGCTCCCCAAGAGCTTGTTGTGTTGTCGTAGGTCAGAACATAGTTGTCAATCCCTGCGCCTGCTGTGAAGCTTACATCGCTTAGATCATTAAGGCTCTCACCTGTGATGTCACTAATAAAAGCGCTTGTTGTGTTGTTCATCGCTGACAAATCGAGTGAGCTGATATTGCTTGGAACGAGCGCCTTATCTGTCGCTGTGCCTGCTGTCGCTTCTGCATTGGTCGCAATCTCGATGATGCCTGCTGTTGTCTCGCTTGCAGGACTTGCGCTTGGTACTGCTTCCGCTCCCCAACTTGATGTTCCGTTGTCATAGGTCAGAACATAGTTGTCAATTCCTGCGCCTGCTGTGAAGCTTACATCGCTTAGATCATTCAGGCTCTCATTTGTTATATTTGAAATGAATCCTTCATCGTTATCAAAGGTACTCAGATCAATATGACTAAGATTGGCAGGAGTCAGAATCTTATCATTAGCACTAGCGTTTGTCGCTTCGGCATTTGTAGCAGTCTCTAAAATACCGGCTGTGCTATGGCTTGCTGTTGGTATATCACTTAAAGAGATAAAAGCGCTTGTTGTGTTGTTCATCGCTGACAAATCGAGTGATGAGATATTGCTCGGAACGAGCGCTTTATCTGTCGCTGTACCTGCGCCTGCTTCAGCGTTCGTTGCAATCTCAATAACTCCAGCCACTGTTTCACTTGCTGGTGTATCTGTATTATCAATCTTGTCGATCTTGCTGTTAGTGATCGTTCCACCCATATCTTCATTGATCAGAAGATGATCACCGACCGCCCAAGTCTGTCCGTAGATTGTGCCAGCTGTGTCGATGATATAGAAGTCACCTTTTTCGGCATTGAGAATGCTTGGAGTTCCTGCTGTTGCATTGAAAGCGCCTTTATATTCAAGGCCACCTGTGAAGTCGAGAGTTGTGAAGCTAAGTGTACCGGCTCCATTGCTAACCATCACTTGACCATCACTACCATCAAGAGTTGGGAGGCTGTACTCAGTCCCAACAGTGACTCCACCAACTGTGATGGCGTTTGTGGTTGTGGCTCCTCTTGAAGTGACATCATCAAGATTGTCAGTTCCTGCGCCACCGCCTGCGCTTGCGAATCCAAAAGATTTAATTGCCATGATTCACTCCTTATTTATTGAAGCCAGCTGTGATTGTGAAGGTATCACCAGCGGCCGCTTTAGCATAAGCGATTGATGTGACCAAGTTCCCATCAGCAAGACCTTGAATATCAGCCGAACCGCCACCTTGAATCGGAACAACTCCATCAGTGTTAGTCTTTCCATCCGTTGGAGCATCGGCAGCTCTAAGCTTATAATGTGCTTCGAGTGTTGTGCTTCCGTTGCGGATTTCTAAAAAGGCAAACTTAAGACCATCAGCAAAAGCTGTTTGAGTAATCGGACAAACAAAGTCGCTTGATGTTAATGTGTGCCAATTTGTGTCTGCCACTGCTGTCGCTGAATAACCGCCCATATATTGACCGGCTGAAATAGGATTCTGAACTCCAAGTTTACTCATTTGTTTTTTCCTTTGTGTCCTTGATTTGTGGTTGACGCTTGGCCATGACATTAGCGCCGGCATAGATAAAGAATAAAGTATCAATCAATCCTAGAACTTCAGTATGTGCTTTGTCTAGCAAAGCGAGAGTGAAGCAACAGGCAAGAGCAGCATAAAAAGCTAAAGCTTTTCGACCGCCGGCTTTATCGGTCATCGTTTGATTATTCATCGAAGTCCTCACCTAAAAGTCTATAGACATGAGCGAATTCAGAGAACTTACGCTGGCGCTTGATTACACCTTCGCCATACTCACCATTCCCAAGAGTCCCATGAGCATTTCCTTCAATGGTCGTGATGTACCCTTCATTGATAGTTGAGTTGTCAATGCAAAGAGTAATGTGATCGCCTTGAAGCGCTCGCTTGCTACTATACACCACAACAATATCACCGGGAGCGACCTTGCCATGTTCGATTGATCGCGATGTCTTAGACCAATTTTTATAAAGTCGATAACAGCTTGGGAAGATCTTTTGGCGAATTGGGAACTTGACAGCTGTATGACAGAAAGCAGCAAAGAATCCACACCAAGCATATTGTCCGTTCTTTGTATAGTCAGCTTGCCAAGACCAGCCTGCGCCTTCTCTACTCTTGCAATATGTATCAACTCTTGCATCAGGATCAACAACAACACGCTCCCATTCAGCATAGGCACGATCAAGAGCTTGTCTTGTCTGTGGAGACAAAGCTGGAGTTGTATGATTCTGAGTATAAGCATTTGTGTCGAGTTGCTCTAAATCGAGTCTAGCTTGATTCAATGCTCGCTCACTGCGTCTAAGATCATGTTTTAGATCGTCAAGTTGTTGCTCAAGTTCTGCTTTCGTTGGCATTATGAAAACTCCTGCGCTTCGATTGTTGTGTTGATAATGTTGCTTGAATTAGCGAGATATGCATCCGCTTGATGATCAGCGCTTGCATTTGAATAAGTCGTTGGCTCAAGTGTACCACCTATTGAAGTTATACCATGAGCGCTTGTAAAAGTTATATACGTTCCTGAGATTGCTTGAATCTCTAGTCCTGTGATTGCGTTGTCATGGTCCCCTTTGGGAACATAGTCAACAATATCACCAACTTTGAAGAAGGTGTTGTCAGCTGTGCCATATATATCGTTGAACACTGTCACGCTTGTTGTCGTGTCGATGACTTCAACTTCTGCACTTGCGTTCCAGGCAACAGGAGCAAGGCCTGTTGTGATGATCTCAAGTTCGCATCCTTCACTCATTAGCTCTTGATGAATTGATCTGACCATTCCGATCCCGTTGGTGACTCCATAGCTGTCTGAATATCCTCTCAAATGTGGACTACTCACTGAAACATAAGAGCCAACATCTAAGAAGATACTTGGACCACTTCCGATTGAACCTCTCCAAAGTCTTAGCGGATTGCTTAAGATGTTGAAGATTCTGTTTGAAGTTGGAAGGAAGCGAGCAAAACGATCACCTGCAAAGCGCCCAACATCAGCGCTATTCACTCCGGGAAGTGATAAAGTGATCTTGCTAGATTCTCCGCCATAACGATTGATTGCTTCTTGGTTATTGAAAACAACCTCGCTTAAATACTTGTCTTCTTCTGGTGCATAATCAAACTCATATTTGATTTGAGTCACTATGTCATCATAGATGTCCCAAGTTGGCGGAGTATCTGCAAGCCAATCACCGCTGTTGATCGTTGTACTGACATCCGCTTCACGTTCTTGGCCTATGGCCTGCAAAGTTATCTTGCTTCTTCCTGTTGTCTCATCACGCTTCATAATCAAGACAGCGCCAACAAGTTTGAGCAAACTTTCAAAAGTTCCTCTAAGGTCTTCACCACTTCCGGCAAAGGTACTCGATAAAGTGAATGGACAGCTTGAGCCAATGGCTAAAAAGCTTTGCTCGTCTATATCATCAGAATGGATATTGAAGCCCTTGCTTAAAATATCATAGTCACCATTAATTGAGCCACCACCACCGCTTTCGAGTAGTTTCAGCATAACACTGCCAACATCTTCACGAGTCAAGGAAGCTCCCTTGAAGATCAGTGTTCTCTCTTTGTCGGTCCAATCTCCAAAACTCACATTGTTGGAGAAGTCATTGGTGTCACTGATATGGATTAAATATCCAATATCTGAACCGCCAAAAGTCGCTGTTGTTTGGTGAGTTGCTTTGAATGATTGTGTCTTTATTTGGTCGCTTGATCGCTCGTAATATGAAACAACAATGTCATACTCAACGCCAGCTGTGGCGCTTGTTGGTAAGCCAAGCGAGTTCTCAACGAGAATGGCTGATTCATATAATTGATAGTAAGCTTTAGCAACATCACGAAGTTGAGCGCTTGCACCCACTGTTCTTGATGTCGTTGTCACTGATCGAGCATATCCAAGATCGCCTTGAGTTGGTGAGTTTAAATAAGGATCATCACCTTCTCCAATATCTATTGGATAGCTCAACCGGCTTAGATCATCTAGTTGATAATTAGTCCCTGAACTTGTCCACTGTTGGATTGATCTTGTTAAATAT